GGGCGTCGGCGATCGGGCGCCAGAAGTAGTCGTAATCGACGATGGCGGTCTTGGTGCTGTCGAGGCGGGTCATGCGTTGCGCTCCTTCAGCAATCGCTCGACGCGGTCCAGTACATCCGGGTGCATCCACGCGGCGAACTCCTTGCGCTCCTCATCCGTCAGCCCCCTCCACTCGCGGCGGGGTGGGGTGGTGTAGAGCGACGCGGGTATGACCTCAAGTGCCAACAGCACGTTCTCGATCTCTTCCATGTTTGGCGTGAAATCTGCCGGCTCGTCTGGCGATATGGTGTGCAACACGCGCCGCAAGAATACGGGGTCGACTCGCCATCCATGCGGAGCGTCAGCGTTGTCTGAACGAGGGAACCTCACGTTTTGTTTCGGCTCAGTCTCCTGCTCGGCCAGCGCAGCGCGGAGAATGTCCTCAACTTCTTGCAGCTTTTCGGTGGCGTACGCCGACATGGTCGGCACCTTTCCGCAAGCTTCCAGCGCCGCTTGCAGGGCGGCTTGTTTCTCGTCAGTCACTCCGGTCTTCCCCCGAACATCTGGTTCATCTCGATCGCCTTGCGGCGCCCACGGTATTCGCGGTCGATCGTCGTGCGAGCCTTCGCCTCGGGTTTCGGCATGTCGGCCAGCTCCCCGAAGTTCAACGTGAACAGGGGGCACCAGTTGCCGTTGACCGGGTTCCGCTCCCAGTCCGCGACCCGCACAACACGGCGCCGGTGCAGCTGGGTGACGTAGCGATCGACGGTCTGTCCGTGCAGGCCGGTGATCCGGGCGAGCTCACCGCGCGTATGCTCGCCGTCCATCAGCGCCCGGATCAGGTGCGAGTAGGTGATCGCGTTCAGCATTCGTCCCCTCCGAGCACCGCTTCCTTCAGCGCGTCCGGGTGTCGGTTGGGGTCGTCCGCGAGCTCATCCTTCGGCAGCTCGTAGGTGTACCAGCGGTGGGAGCACTCTTCTTCGAGGCAGCGCCGGTGACGACGCACCCATCCGTTTCTCAGCCTCCTGGTCTCGTTGACGCGCGAATTGAAGGTGTCGCACTGCGGGCACGCGCTCACGACGCACCCCCGCGGCGGCACTGTTCCAGCCAGGCCCGGACGTCGTCTTCCAGCCAGAGCAGCTTGTTCGACCCAGGGATGCGGAGCCTGGGCGGGAGGCTCTCCGGCTTGCGACTCAGGTCCGTGCGGATCGTCGTGGCCTTGCGGCCGATCAGCATCGACAGCTCCTCGACGGTCAGTGTCCTCAAGGCTTCCATGCGGGATTCTCCTGGTCTTCGATCGTGAAATGCCGGGGGCTGCGGTCGGCGTAGCGGTCCAGGATCCGGCCCGCCGCCTCGTTCAGGTCGTCCGCGAACGGGGCCGACGACGGCGGCCGGTCGTCGGTGCACATCCCGTTGTGCATCGCGTCGCGCAGCACGGTCAGCGCGGCGATCGCCTTGACGATGTGCGACAGCCCGCTGTCGGGGTCGATGTCCTGACCCTCCCACCAGCCCATCAGGTGACGCATGGCGGCGTCGTAGTAGACGCTGGCGCGAACGCCGGCGACCCGGTAGTTGTGCCGCCCGTACTTGCTCGCGCCTTCCAGCATCGCCAGGCCGAGCTCGGCCATCACGTTGGCCGGCACCGTGGACATCGGTGCTTTGCGCACGCCGATCATGTCCTTCGGGTTGGTGGGCTTGCTCGACGCCGAGTGCATCCCGTTGCACGCGTCGTCGATGGCCCGCTGCACTTCTCGTTGCTTTTCGAGCAGCATCAGTCGATCTCCTTCATGTAGTACTTCGTCTCGAATCCGTCGCCGCGCAGTTGCAGGCCCGGCGCCCAGGGGATCTCGCGACCCATGAGCTCCTCGACCTCGGCCAGCGATCCGAACTCGTTCGCCGCCTCGATCACGATCTCGTCGTGCACGGTGGTGATCTGCTGGTAGCCGGCGTCGTCGATGGCCAGCATCGATTCACGCAGGCAGTCCCGCGCGATCGCCTGGGTGATGTTCTCCAGCAGCTTCCCGCCCCAGGTGCCGATGCGCGTCCACCGCTTGGTCTTCTGGTCGATGCCCTCGTAGGTCAGCGCGCCGGCCCGGGCCACGACGTAGCTGCCGCCGTTGGACGCCTCGCGCACGAGGTCTTCCTTTTCGATGCGCGGCTTCACGTAGGCCAGGCGACGGCCGCTGGGGAGTTCGATGAACAGGAACCCCGACTCCCACAGGAAGGTCACCGTCGCCCGTCCGCCGGCGACCGCGACCCGTTGCTCTCGCCGAGTCCCGACCGCAGAGATCGCCGCGGCCTCCAAGGCGTACCAGAGCGTCGCGACCTCCGGGTTCGCCTCGCGCCAGGCGGCCTTGATGCCTTCGAGCTCGTCTTCCGGCACGCCCATCTCCAACGCGCCCATCGCGATCAGCGCGTTGGCTCCGCCGCCGTACCCGAGCGCGAGCTCGGCGACCTTGCCGCGCTGGCGGTACGGGGATTTCTTCGTGACGGATCCGGCGGGCAGCTTGAACATCTGCTCGGCCGAGGCCTCGTAGATTTTCCCGTGCGTCGCGAAGACCTCCAGGCGCCAGGCGCACCAGGCCAGCCAGGCCACGACCCGCGCCTCGATCGCGCTGAAGTCGACGACGATCAGGCGGTGCCCGGGCGGCGCGACGAACGCGGTTCGGATCAGCTGCGACAACGTGTCCGGCACGTTGCCGAACAGGTACTCCAGCGTGTCGAACTCCCCGTCGATCACCAGGTTGCGGGCAAGATCCAGGTCCTTGAGCTTGTTCGACGGAAGGTTCTGAACCTGGACCAGACGGCCGGCCCAGCGGCCGGTGCGGTTCGCTCCGTAGAACTGAACCAGGCCGCGCACCCGGTCGTCCGCGCAGACCGCGCGTGACATCGCCTGGTACTTGGACACGCTGGTCTTCGCCAGCTCCTGGCGCAGCTCCAGCACGCGGCGCACGACGTCGCTGCTGGCGCGCTCCAGGATCTTCGGCACGGTCTTCTTCTTGAGATCCTCGATCGTGTCGTCGTCCTCTTCGACGCGCAGCCACTCCAGCAGCTGGTCGCGCGAGTTCGGGTTCGACAGTCCGGTCAGGCGAATCGCTTCGTCCAGCAGGCGCTGCTTGTATGCGGTGTCGCAGACGATCGCGTGCTCGACCAGACGACGCTCGACCAGCCAGCCGGCGCTGTTCATCCGCTGGTCCAGATGCCAGAGCCGCCACTCGACGTCCGGCACCGGGAACTTCGCCAGGCGCCGGGCGATCTCGCGCTCGGTCTCGACGTCGCGCCGGCAGTACTCGGTGAAGAGTTCCCACTTCGCCGGGTCGTGCCGCGGCAGGTTGCGCGTGCGGCCGCCGTTGACGCGGGTCGGCTTGCACGGGATGCAGAAGTAGCGGATCAGCGACCAACCGGACATCTTCTGCTGGTCCTCGGCCAGCCCGACCACGCGGCCAACGTCGGCCAGGTTGCCGGGCAGCCCGAGGTAGAGCGCGTGCACGCTGGTGCAGCGCCACTGCCGGAGATCCAGCGAACGCTTGCCGAAGTGCCGGTCCAAGCAGGCGATCTCGAAGGCCGCGTTGTAGGCGGTCTTGGTCACCCGGTAGTCGAACAGCGCGAGCATCACGTCGTTCGGCAGCGGTTCGCCCCGCGCCAGATCGACGACCTGGACGGGTTCGTCATCGAACGCGTAGGCGAAGAGCAGGATCTCGAAGTCCGGGCTCTCGACGTAGCGCGCGACGCCGCACTTCTTCAGGTCGACGGAGCTGAAGGTCTCCAGGTCGATGCGGAGCGTGCTCATTCCGGCACCTTCGTCAGGAACAGCGGGGTGCGCGGGCCCACGTAGGCGCCCGCGGTGTTGAAGTCGAAGAACTCCTCGGCCTCTTCGCGGTCCAGGCCGCCGAGCATCAGGGAGTCGAGGACCTGCTCGCGGTCGTAGACGACGACCGGCTGCATCCCGCAGCGCGTGGCCACGCCGACGATGCAGCGGTCAAAGACCTCCGGCGGGTCGAGCAGCAGGAGCTCGTCGTCGAACTCCTCTGCGAGGTGGGTGCGGATGTCGGTCATCGGGTCAGACTTCCTTGTTGTCTTGGAGAGTTGGTCCACGCCTTCGACCCTCACTTGTTGCGCTTGCGCAGGAACAAGATCAGGACGAAGGCGCCGCCCAACATCGCGCCGGCCAGGAACGAGCCGATCACCCACTCGGCGAGCACGCCGAAACTGATCGTGGGGATCACTTCGCTCCCACCGCTTTCGGCAACGGGAACGGGACCTCAAGGGTCGACGCGCATACGCCGTCCTGAGCCTTGCCCGGGTGCTTCGACCAGTTGTCCACCGGGGCGAGCATCACGCAGCCCTGGGTGGCGCTGACCGTGCTGCACATGACCGTGGCCTTCTGGATCTCCAGGTTCTTGGTCTTGCCTTCCTCGCGCTCGCTGCGCATGAAGACGACCTCGGCCCATCCGTCGCCCTGGGGGCAGGTCGACGAGTGCGTGGTGTCCGCCTTGACGATCGACTCCCAACCCTGAACCCGAGGGTTCTGACGCTGGTACTCGGCGGCCGCGGCACCGGCGTTGGCGCGACCCTGGGACCGTTGCTCCTCGACGGTGGCGAAGCTGAAGGCTTTGTCCTTCGTCACGCTGCCGCGATCCTTCATGGTCTGCTCGACCGGCTTCTCGCCGCAGGCCGCGAGCAGCGCGACGGCGACGATGGTGAGGGTGCGTTTCATGGTGTCACCTCAGAAAATGGGGAATGGCACTGGCCCAGTAGTCTTCTGCGCGGTCCACGCCTCGGTCGTGCGCCGAGACAAACGAAACGGCCCTGCCCTCGTATCGAACGGGCTGCGCGCGATAGGTCCAGACCGCCTCCGGGACGTCGGTGCGCCCCTCGACGAAGTCCCTGCCCCGCGGCGTCAGACGCCACACTCCTGAATGGAAGCGACCGTCCTCGTTCGGAACCATCTCAACAACGAACCAGTAGCGCAGCTTCTGGAAGTTGTTCTTCTCGGAAAAGGTCAGCGACAGGTCATTCAGGTGCGCCTCGCCGTCCGCCAGGTACAGCTCGCCCAGACACTTGGCCAGCGACCTGTTGAATCGATGGCGATACTCGACGACCTTCGCGCCGCACGTCTCGCAGAAACAATCGGGCTTGTTCATGGTGCTGGCGTTGGGCCTACTCGCGGCGTCCGGTTGCTCGGGTACAAGCCCGCTCACTTAGGCCGGCATCCGCTTTCAGCCCAGGGGTTTACGAGAGGAAGTCCTCGTCGGCCGACGAGAAGTCGTCCTCGGCGCGCGAGCGACCCGACAGCGGCTCGCCGTCGGCCAGCTTCTGCAGGTTCTGCAGGCCTGCGCCGATGCCGCGGTTGCCGTTCTGGTTGTAGGCGAAGAAGTTCACGCTCGCCCGGCCGTAGTCGCCCGACACCAGCTCGCTGGCGTCCAGGATCGGCTGCACGCTGGCGTCGACCAGGCCCGGCTTCTGCTTCGAGCTGCAGTTGACGAACCAGTGGCCCTTGTATTCAGGCGTGTCGCGCTCGGTGTCTCCGTCGCGCAGCGGGGTCTTGAGACCGGGCGGGATCTTGCCGCCCCACAACCCCTTGCCGGCCTCGGCGGCCGCGGCGCAGGCCTTCTTGATCTTCTCGACGGTCGCGGTGTCCGACTTCGGAATCAGCAGGCAGACCGAGTACTTGGGCTCCTTGCCGGGCTCGGAAGCGCGCGGCTGGAAGACGTTGAGGTAGGAGAACCGGACCTTGCCGGTGACGACTTTGGTTGCGCTCATGGCGGTGCCTTTCACTGTTGAGCTGTTCACGAAAAATCCACTGCGGCGGACGCCACAGAGCTAAGTGCCGGGCGCTTGTCGTCGACAGGCGCCAGGGTTGGCTTGCCGGACGGCTTCACGACCAGGTCGCTCAGCAATTCGGCGAACTTCTTCTTCCCGAGGGTCTTCTCCATCGCGGTGATCCCCAGCAGGGACCGCTCGTAGATCAGCGCCTCGTCGACGCCGGCATCGAGGAGCCGCGAAGCGACGGCGTCCTGGTCGGAGTACCGGCGGTTCGACCGACCCTCGACCAGCTTCCAGCCGGGCCAGGTCTTGCCGTGCTTCTCCGCCTGTTCGAGGGCGTAGCCCTGGACGTCGGAGATCCACTTCGCCACCGCGTCGCCGCGGGCAAGCACCTGGAGCAGCTGCTCTTCGGTCAGGTGCGACGGCTCGACCAGGGCGAAGTCGGCCTTGGCGAGTTCCATCGCGTGCGACGCGCGGGCCGCGCAGGTGAACCGGGCCCGGCAGAAGCCCTTCGTGCAGTGGTCGCCGGCGACGAACTCGCCGGTGCCCTTCCAGGCGAGGGCGGCGCGCGGGCGCACGACGTCCTCGGCCCACGCGAGGAGCTCCTCGACGGACACCTCGTCGGTCGAGTAGTTGTCCAGGCGCGGCTGCAGCACCGTCATCCGCACGCGTCGGACGTCGTAGAGGTGGCTGAGCTCGTTGTAGGCGCCGAGCCCGTAGAGCCGCATCTGCGTGTTGCCCTCGGCCTCGACCGCGACACCCTTGCCGAACTTCAGGTCCAGGACCTCGACCAGGTCGTCGGTGATGATGACCAGGTCGCCGGTGCCGAACCCCTCGGGCACCCAGACGCTGAAGTCCAGGCGCTGCTCGACGAGGATCACCGGATCCTTGCAGCGGTCGCGAGCCTCCGCGATCGCGTCGACCGCGACGGCGGCCGCAGCCTGGACGTGGTCAAGCAGGTCGGCCGACCAGAACTTGTGGGTCCTGAAGGGCCGCAGGTCGACGATGTGATGGCCCAGATGGGCGCAGACCAGGTGCTCGAACACCTCGTGGGCGAACGTGCCTTCGGCCGCGAAGTCGGACGCCTCGTCGGGCATCTCGTCTTCAAGCTGCGCGCTGGGCGTGCAGACCAACCACTTCGCGCTGCCCGAGGCGGACAACTTGGCGTGGGCGCGGTCCTCGATGAGCGGAATGATGTTGGTCACGGCTTGCCCCTTTCGACCAACATCTCGTCGGCCAGTTCGTAGGCCTGCGTGGCAACCGCGCCGCCGGTCCAGTCACCATCCTGGAACTCTTGACTGGCGACGATCCCCTGCATCGCCATCGCCGCAAAGTAGTCGCGCAGCGTCATGCCGTCGCTGTCGCTCCCGAGGCGGTTGTGCGGGAACGCCGGCCCCCCATCGTTCTTCACCATTTCGCTTCTCCCACCTCGTCGATCAGCTGCTCTTCGCGCGGCCGCGTGTCGGCGGCCGGCAGCAACGGGCGACCGTTCTCGTCGAACTGAGGGAACGGCCAGGTCGGGTCGTACTGCTTCATTGCGTCCTGCCCGGGACGATCAGACGGGAGACCTCCTCGTCGCGCTCGGGCTCGACGATCGAGCCCTTGAACCAGGCGACCGAGTCCGCGATCACCTTCGCGGCGTTGGCGGCGATGTAGCTGCCGATCACCAGGGCCGGGGTCGGCGGTTCGTTCACGGCGTTCGGGTTGTCGATCTCACCCTTCATGTCGATGCCCTCGGGCGTGTCGACGATGGTCAGCGTCACGGTGCTCATCACAGGCCCTCCGCGTCGGCCATCACGGCGGCGTAGTCGTCGGGTTTGATCTCGGTCAGGCGCGTCGCGCCGTACTTCGAGAGCAGCGCCTTGACCTCGTCACGCTTGCCGTCGGTGGACAGGCCCGCCAGGCGAGCGCGGACGTGCTCCAAGGTGTAGGTCTGCTCGGACCGGGGTGCGGGGGCCTCCGCCCGAGGGACGTGTTCGTTTTTGGCCGTTTCCTGAACAGGTTCCGGCGACGTGTTCGTTTCCTGGACGGGTTGCGACACTTCGGCCGGCGCAGACTTGCGCGCGCGGCGCACGGGTTTCGGCGCCTCGTCGACCGGCGCCACTTCTTCGGCCACCTCGATCGGGGCCTGGCGCGCGAGCGCGGTTTCTTGGTCGGCGCGGATGCGCTGGAGCAGTTCGAGGGCAGCGGCGAACTGCTCCGGCGTCTGCGGCTGCAGGGTAATCGTGAGCATCGGGGTCACTCCGTGGGGGTATCGATGGACAGCAACCGGCGCTGCGGCCAGTGCGCCGCCTCCCCGGATGCGAGCTCGGCGCGAGCGCGCTCGAAGGTGCGACTGACGTCGGTGCAAGCCGACGGGACAGGGATGAAACGTGGATCCGTGCAAGGGATGCGCGGCTCCAGTAACGTCGCGGGGTGTGTTTGCTGGTTCATGTGCTTGCGTGTTGACTGGTTCACGGGTTAGCGGAAGAAAGCATCGCTTCCGTGGACGCAAGTGTAGCTTACGTCAACGCGCGCAAGCGACTCAGGGTCTTCCCTGAGTCGTCAAAAAAGAGGGTGGGTCAGAACTGCCGGTCGCTGCCGGTCGCTGCCGGTCGCTGCCGGTCAGGATTGCCGGTCGTTGCCGGTCAGGTGCTTGATGACCGCGGCGAGCGCGTCGGTCGGAGTGGAGACTGTCTGGATCGAGGCGTCGATGCCGACCAGAATCAGGTGCGCGGTGCCCGGGGCTTCCGCCCCGAGCTGCTTGAGCTTGCGGCCGATCTGCTCCGGCGTCTGTGCGAACAGGAACACCTGCCCGCCCTGGCGCAGGTCGGGCAGCACGTCGGTCGGGTTCTCGACGACGGGCGCTTCCAGCGCGAACCTGGCCGGATCCTCCAGGTCGCTCGCGTCATTCAGCAACCAAGCGATCGACACCTTGCAGGCGTGGGCAATCTTGATGCAGTTCTCTGCGGTCGGCGTCGTTCGGTGATCCGGCTCGACCGATTCCCACAGCGCAACGGCTGCGCGGGAGACGCCGCACTGCTTGGCGACGTCCAGTTGCGTGAGTCCGGCGCCTTTCCTGGCGTGGCGGAGTCGCTGCCAAAACTGGGATGACATTCGATTCTCCTAGTAAGTGGATGCTTCAATCCACGATTTCATTTTACACCGCGATAGCATTCAAATACAAAAGTGTTACAAACCCTTACCTTTGAGGGATAGGGAAAAACCCTCGGCTGGCGGTCAAACGTAAGCACCGCTATCCTTCGGGCATGACTACTTGCGAATCGATCAACGCGCTGGGCGGGCCCACCGAGGTGGCCCGCGCGCTCGGCATTCGCAGCCAGGCGGTCTCCGGCTGGCTGCGCAAGGACCGGATCCCACTCGAACGCGTCCCGGCGTTGCTGGCTCTGGCCAGCGAGCGCGGGCTGGCGCTGAGTCCGCAGGACCTGCGGCCCGACTACGCGTGGGGCGCCGTCTGCTGTGGAGCCTGATGACGTCGTGATCGAGCTGCCGGCGGCGCTCGTCCAGGCGATCGCCCGAGGCGACGCGGTGTCGATCGCGCTGCCGAACTACCCCGTGCGGCTCGTCATCTGCGCCACCGATGAAGCGATCGACCAGTTCCGGGACGCCGTGATGCGCGCCCTGATGCACAACCTTCGCCCCGCCGAGGGCGTGCACTGACCCCGTTGCCGGCCGGTTGCCGGCGGATGATAGAGGAGAGACCGCATGAGCGGCCAACGACGCGACTATTTCCGTGACCTGCTCAACGACTGCGAGGCGGTCTGCGATGAGTTCGAGGTCGAGCCCGAGGACAAGGCGATCCTCTTCGCCTCGCTGATCGTCAGCGACGCGCTCAACGGGCTGCGCAAGGCAATCCTGACGACCGGAGGCCCGCGGCGCCTGAGCGACCGGGACGAGGCATGACCAGGCCGGCCGTGCTGCCGGTGCAGATCGGCCCGATCCCACCGGAGCTCCAGGCGATCCCCCGCTGGGTGCTCTGGAAGTACGTCGAACGGACGAAGCCCGACGGCTCGAAGGTCTGGGCGAAGCTGCCGATGACCACGTCGGACCGCGCGGCGTCGAGCACCAAACCCGCGACCTGGACCACGTTCGAGGACGCGGTCGACACGCTGGTGCTGGGCGACTTCGACGGCATCGGCCTGGTGCTCGGCGATGACGTCCAGGGCGTGGATCTCGACGACTGCCGGGACCCCGAAACCGGAGAGCTCTCGGAGCTCGCCCAGGAGGTCCTGGCGCGCGTCGAGGGCTACGCCGAGGTCAGCCCGTCCGGCACCGGGATCAAGCTGTTCTCGCGGACCAACCTCGACGCGTCTCGCGCGAAGAAGGAGGTCGGGGTCGAGCTCTACCGCGAGGGCCGCTACTTCACCGTGACCGGGCACGCGATCCCCGGGCGTCCGTCCGGGCTGCCCGCCGAGACGCAGGATCTCGCCTGGCTGGTGGAGCGGGTCTGGGGCGAGGGCCTGTCGTCGCCGATCGTGCAGGGCGACGCCGCGGATCTCGCACTTGCGCTCTACAAGGCGCCGCTCGAAGACTGGGACCTGGACCGGGTCGAGCAGGAGGTGCTGCCGCACCTGAATCCCGACTGCGGGTACGGAGAGTGGCTCGCCGTCGGCGCGGCCCTGCACCACCAGGGCGAGGGCGACGAGGCCTGGCTGGAGCTCTGGGACGCGTGGTCCCAGGGGTCTGCGAAGTGGGTCGAGGGCGTCTGCGCCGAGAAGTGGTCGAGCTTCCACGAGCAGCGCCCGCGCGGCCGCGGCGCGGTGACACTCGCCTCGCTGCTCAAGCAGACGGCGGACGCCCGGAAGGCCGCCGGCCGCCAGGCGGCACGCTCGGCGACGGAGGAGTTCGAGCGGGCGATCGCGGACTGCTCGGATCCCCAGGACCTGCAGGACCAGGTGGCCGCGCGCATTGCGAACACCGACGGTCTGGACGACATCGCACGCGAGAAGCTCGCTCAGGCGATCCAGAAGCGGTCGAAGGACCTGGGCCTGAAGCTGCCGATCGGCACGGTGCGCGGGTTGGTCAAGGGCCGCAGCGCGGCGGCGCAGCAGGCGTCTTCGATGCCCGACTGGGCGCGACAGTGGGTCTACATCACCGACGTCGACCGGTTCTTCAACCGATCGACGAAAGAGGTGGTGACGTCGCTCGGGTTCCGGGCGATGTTCAACCGGCAGATGCCGGTCATCAACAACCGCGGCGACCGCGCGTCGGCAGATCGTGTTGCGCTCGAACAATGGGAGCTTCCGACCGTGTCGCACAAAGCCTACATGCCGGGTGCCGGCGAGATTTTCGAGATGTTCGGCCGACAGTGGGTGAACCTGTACCGGCCGGAGAGCGCGCCGACGGTTCCGGACCCGCTCACGGCGGAGGACGAGGACGCGATCGCGGTGGTGCAGAAGCACTTCGAGCTCTACCTGCCGGACCCGCGCGAGCGCGCGCTGCTGCTGTCGTGGATCGCGCACAACGTGCAGCGCCCCGGCAAGAAGGTCCGCTGGTCGCCCTACGTCTGCGGCGTCGAGGGCGACGGCAAGTCGTTCTTCGCCGAGCTGGTCGGGGTGGCGATGGGCGGGCAGAACGTGCGGATGCTGAACGGCTCGACGCTGGAGTCGAACTTCACCGATTGGGCGGGCGGCTACGCGCTGGTGGCGATCGAGGAGATGAAGCAGCACGGCCACAACCGGTACGACGTGATGAACCGGATCAAGCCCTACATCTCGAACTCGCAGGTCGAGATCCACCCGAAGGGCAAGGCGTCCTACACGGCGCCGAACGTCGCCAACTACATCATCTTCTCGAACCACCTGGACGGCGCCCCGATCGACGAGAACGACCGGCGGTACATGTTCGTGCGCTCGCCGCTGTCGAAGGAGCGGGCGAAGGAGATGACCGAGCGGGGCTACTTCCGCGACGTCTTCGACGCGATCCACGGGCACGCCGGCGCGATCCGCGGCTGGCTGCTCGGCGTGCAGCCGCACCCGGAGTTCGACCCGGACGGGCGCGCGCCGCATACCAGCGTGAAGAACACCGTCGTCGAGATGAGCAAGTCCGACCTGGAGATCGCCACCGAGGACCTGCTCGAAACCGGCGCGGACGGCGTGAGCCGGGAGGTCATCAGCTCGGCGCACCTGACCCGCGCGCTGACGGCAGGGGGCCAGGAGCCGCCGGCGGGGCACCGCGTGAACGCGCTGCTGACTCGGCTCGGGTTCCAGTTCGCGTGCCGCAAAAAGTGGCACGGCGAGGCGTGCCGAGTGTGGCTTCCCCAGGGGGAGACCCTGTCGGACGACGACATCACGGACCGTCTGAACCGCACTCTGGGCGCAGGGTTCCTGCAATGAACGGCGCGAAGGTGACGGATGAGCAGGCCCGAAGGGCTTCTGTCACCTCACTGTCACCGCTTCTGTCACCCGTCTTTTACCTCTGAAAAGTGTCTAAAGGTGACAGAGGTGACAGATATATGGGTAGCGCACGCACAGGAGGAAATAGATGTTTTTCGTACACGCCTCACAAAAAACACGTAAATGCGTGGATGCAGCGCGAAAAGCGACTGTCACCGTCCCTCCGTCACCGCGGGGCGGCAGCCCCCTGGAACGCAGCGACGGCGCGATGCCTGGAAGGTGCGAGAGGGGTGGGGGTGCCTGATGCTGGAAAAGCGAATCGAGCAGAGGCTGGTCGACCGCGTCCGCGGCGCGGGAGGCCTGGCGATGAAATGGACGAGCCCGGGCATGACCGGAGTGCCGGATCGGATCGTGTTCCTGCCGGGCGGGCGCGTGTCGTTCATCGAGCTGAAGGCGCCGGGCGGAAGGCCGACGCCGCTGCAGCTGCGGGTGCACCGGATGCTGACCGACCTGGGCGCCGAGGTCCGGGTCCTGGACTCGCTGGACGCGGTCGACGCGTGGATCGATCGGGCGACGAAGGGAGGCGGTGATGCGGGACCTCGGTGATCTGAGGCGCTACCAGGTTGACGCGCTGGAGTTCTGCAAGCGAACGCCGCGCGGCTACCTGGCTGCGAAGGCAGGGGCGGGCAAGACCGCGGTGGCCCTGGCCTACATGGCGGATCTCATGGATCGGTGCGAGGTGCGTCGCGTTCTGGTCGTCGCGCCGATGAGGGTGGCTCCGCAGTGGGGTCAGGAGGCCCGGAAGTGGGCCTTCGGGCGCCTGCTGACGTTCGCCGAGTATCTGGGCCCCTGGGAGACGCGTCAGCGCGCCCTGCGGTCGCGTGCGAACGTGGTGGCGTGCAGCTTCGAGCACTTCCCGGAGTTGGTGAGGGAGGTCAAGGCGAAGAACTGGGACTTCGACCTCGTGGTGTTCGACGAGGCGTCGAGGTTGAGGCGGGGCGGGCGGCGAGGCAGCGTCGGGTGGAAGGCGATGCAGTCGATCGCGGCGAAGACGCAGGCGCGCATTCTGCTGATGAGCGGCAGCCCCAGACCGGGGACCGCGCACGAGCTGTTCGCGCCGGTGTTTCTCCTGGATCAGGGAGCGCGACTGGGCAAGACGCTGAGCGGGTTCCGGGCGAACTACCTGGAGCCGGACAAGCAGAACCGGGCGACGGGTCAGGTCTACAGCTGGCGGTTGCGCGCCGGGATGGAGTCGGCGCTGTACGCGATGGTCGGGGATCTGTACTTCGCGGTCGCGCCGGACCTCGGGCTGGACTTCGTCGAGGTCGATCGGTACGTGCAGCTGCCGGCCGAGGCTGCGGCGCTGTACTCGCGGCTGCAGGGCTCGATGACGGTGACCGCGGACGACCTGAGCATCACCGCGGGGAGCCGCGGCGTGCTGGCGGGCAAGCTGCACCAGATCGCGCAGGGCGCGGTGTTCGACGACGCCGGCCAGGTGCAGAGGGTGCACGACGAGAAGCTCTCGGAGCTCGATCAGCTGATCGAGGAGATCGCTGCCCGCGTGATCGTCTGCGTCTGGTACACGCACGACCGGGACCGCGTCCTGGCGTGGAACCCGTCCGCGGTGGACATCACGACGCCGGAGGGCCTGGCCGCGGCCAAGCGAGGGGAGGTCGAGGTCGCGGTGCTGCACCCGGCGAGCGCGGGTCACGGGATCGACGGGCTGCAGGAACACTACTCGGCGATGGTCTGGTTCGCGATGCCGCATTCCTATGAGCTGTACGAGCAGGCGCGGGCGCGGATCGTGCGCAGCGGCCGCAGGAGCGCGACGACGACGGTCTACCGGATCCTGGCGGCGGGGACCATCGACGAGAGCATCAGCGCGTCCCTGGTGGCCAAGGAGGCCGGCCAGGACGAGTTCTACAGGCACCTGGAGAGGAGGGCGGATGGCACCAACGCGTGAACGCCTGGGCACGGCTCAGCATACCGATGACCTGAGCGAGCGGCCGGGCGATGAGATCGGGGACCTGGACATCGTGCGGGCCAGCGGCCTGGCGGGCGCGAGGGATCCGCTGGGCCTGTCGATCTGGCGATGGCGCGTCGGAGGGGACCAGCGAGAGCTGCTTCCGGTGGCGCGCGGCCTGGTGGCCAAGGGATGGGACGCGACTCTGGTCGCCCGGGTGCTGACGCACTTGAGCAACGACCGGTGCGGGCACTGCGAGGGGCGAGGCTACAAGCTGCTGCCGGACGTGCCGGTGCTGAGCGACGAGCTGTGCACGCACTGCCAGGGCACCGGGCGGGCGCCGCTGACAGGCGGGCAGGAGAGGGAGCTGGCGGAGGTGATCGCAGGGCACGAGCGATCGATCGCCGGAGCGATCATGCGGCGACTGTCGAAGGGGATGGAGTTCTGAGGACCTGGCCGCAGCAGTCGCATCGCGCCGGCAGGCGGGCGGCGGGTCGCGTGGGGAGGTCGGCGGCCCGGGGGTCCGCGTCGGACCGGATCCAGGCGTAGACGGTGCCGGCGGGCCAGGCCTCGGGGATCTCCTCCCATCCGGTCGCGCGCGGGTCGCCGTCGACCGAGGTGACGGAGACCGCGATGACCTGGGGCGATTGGTCGGCGATGCGGCGCAGGGCGTTGGCGACTCCCGCGGACCAGGGAGGGATCCGCAGGAGTTCGGGCAGGGTGATGAGTCGCATCAGAGGCCTCCGGTGCGCCAGGCGTAGACCGCGACGAGCGCGGCGCACCCGGCGGCGATGATCGCGAACTGGATCGCGGGGATGTCGAGGGGGTCGCGGCGCATGGTCAGAGATCCGGTGCGGGGACGAACTCGGGCGTCGCGTGCACGAGCCGGTTGATGCGGTCGTAGATCCGCACGTAGGCCCGGGTGCGTTCGGTGCCCGGGGGCAGCGCCATGAGCTCGGCGAGCTCGCGTTCGGCGGCCTGCCGGTCTTCGAGACCGTTGCTGCTGCGGGGCGATCCCGGGCGGGCGACGCCCGGAATGCGGGGAGCGCCGCCGCGGCGTGCGAGGGCCACGCGGGCCCGGTAGGACTGGCGGATCCGGGCCGGGGTGATGGCGGCGGCTGCGGGGCTGAGCTTCGACATGGTCAGACCTCCACGCGGGCCGAGAACACGCGGCGGCCGCGCCGGCTGCGGTCGTAGACGTCGACCAGTCCGTGGCGGCGCGCGACCTGGACGACGCGGTCGCGGATGTCGGCGTAGCCGGCCGCGTACTTGCGGGCCTTGCCCTTGAGGTCGGCCAGCGAGAGGGCCTGGCGGCCTGCCAGCAGGTCGCGGGCGAAGTAACCGCGGGGGAAGGCCTTGTCGGCCAGGATCGCGTCGACGGCCTCGGGCGAGGGCTCGACGACCTGGTCGACCGGGAACGGGCGGGGGATCGGGTGCATGGTTCAGGCCTCGTGGCGCGCGTTGCGAACGACTGCGGCGTCGCCGTCGGCGATCCGCTGGGTCAGCGTCGACAGGCCGAGGATCAGCGCGGACGCACGGACCATGCGGGGGCCGCATTCGCGGAAGTGCGCGTTGATGGCGAACCAGCCGTTCGGCTGGACGGTCACGGTGATGGGGAGGCCCTTGACGGCTTTCCAGGCCGCGCAGTAGGCGGCGGCGAGGTGATCGCGATCGGACGGGGACATGTCGTTCTCCTGCTGAGCTCCGGCATCCGGCCGGCACGGAGGGCCTGGCGGCACTGGTCAGGACCCGCCCCGGAGGGCAGACCCTGCACCGCTGCCGTCAGACCAGGGCGATCAACGTGTCCCAGGCCTCGCGCTTCAGATCGGCGCCGGCGCCCCACTGGGCGGCGGCGAAGCGGTTCTCGTCGGAGCGGGCGCGGACGTGGTGGTCGGCGTACTCGGTGACCGCCTGGAGCAGCCCGTTCGCGGTGCCGAACACGCCGTCGAGCCCGGCGCCCATGCCCTCGCCGTTGAACAGCGCGAGGACCTTGCGGAACCCGGCGGTCTCGCGGGCCTTGTCGCGGGCCTCCTGGGAGTCCGCGCCGGCGAACAGGCCGGCGGTGATCTCGGCCGCCTGTTCCTCGTGCAGGTCGACGTTCGACAGGCGGGTCAGGTTGTGGCGGAACGCGTCCCAGGCGGCGGTGTTCAGGCCCATCTGGGCCTGGACGGTTGCCGGGTCGAACTTCGAGCGGTGCGAGACGCGCAGCGCCGGCTTCGCGTCAGCCCGGGCGAACTGCAGGGTGTTCCGGCAGACGACGCGGACGGAGGTCAGGCGGGCCTCGGTGGCGAGGGATCCGTCGGCGGACGTCGAGAGCAGCAGGTAGCCGCCGATCCGGTCCTTGACGCTGGCAGGGGACGCCTCGCCGATCTTCGCCGTCGCCCAGAAGCGGCGGCCGCCGTAGATCGTGCCGGCCGCGGAGAGCTCCAGGCCGCCGGCCCGCGCGACGTCCCGGAAAAACTCCAGGACCTCGGCCGGCTGCACGACCTGGTAGCGGTCGCTGACGATGCCGAGGGCGTCCTTGGTGTCCGAGCGGAACAGGACGTGCTGGTCCTCGATGATGCGGAAGTTGGTTTCGTTGCCGTAGCGCACGCGGCTGCGGCCGATCTTCCAGTCCATCCCGGCGGCGACGCGCCACTCGTCGATGCTGGCGCCGTCGTTCATCGCCTGGCCGAGACCGTGCCAGGGCAGACCGTCGGACTGCAGGTAGGCGAATTCGACGGTGCCGTCAGCGCGTTGGGTGAGTTCGTGCGACATGGTGCTTCTCCTTGAGGTGCCCGGCTCGCCGGGAGGTAAGGCAATCTTGCGTTTTGCCGGATCCGCCGGCTCGGTGACGTAAGCATCGCTTACTTTCGGAGTCGTGTCATCAGGGAAAACCCGTAGGAAATGTCTGAAATTGTGGGGTTCTGCAACGAAACCCGCCGATTGAGCGTCAGCCAGGCTGTCGTTTACTGTTTCGCGGAGCGCAACAATCAGACAACGAAAGGGCAGATTGTTGCGCTTGACCGCGCGATGTGACGGGCGTCACAATTTCGGAGGAGGCGTGCGTCCTGATCGGAAGCGCGCCAGAACGCACAATGTGACGTGCGTCACAAGTCAGGAAACGGCGTGCGTCCTGATCGGGAGCGCGCCAAACCGCCTTTTCGGCCGCGCCGCGGCCCCTGGAGCCCCCATGCAGATCACGATCAACGTCGACGACCAGACCGGCCAGATCACCGTCGAGGCCGACGGTCAGGCGCCGTACAGCTGCGAGAGCCCCGAGGAGTGCCTGGAGTACCTGGGCGGGCTGCTGACCGGCGGTGGATCGGCCGAGGAGGCCGGCGGGGGCGAAGCGATGCCGTCCGGCGACATGGCGGCAATGTGGGACGAGGAGGCGGCGAAGCGGCCGCAAAACCCGTCCCTGATGGCTTGACTGCACAAACGCTGCACAAACACTCGACGCGATGCCTTGAAAGCCGCGCCGGTACTGCGTTTCGGCCGTTTCATTCGGTGCCTTTGTGAGGCAATGAGACGGTCAAACCCCGCGCCAGACGGCGCAACAGGAGGATGACCATGCAGGACTACAGCAACCCGAAGGGCCGCAACTCCAGCGTCGCGGTGGGCCGCCCCGTCGGCAGACCGAAGGGCGGTAGCGCAAGCGTCAGCATCGCGGCCGGCCGCGTCGGCGGCAACGCGATGCAGGGAGCGGGCACGCTCCCGAACAAGGTCGCGGTGCCGCTGCCGGGGACCAACGAGACCCAGGCCCCCTACAAGGGTGGGATGCGCAAGGCGCCGGTCGGCTTCAACGCCGCCCTGATCTCGGGCAAGGTCGACTGATGCGCAAGACCCAGGGCATCGGGTCGCGCAAGACGCGCCTGGTCGAACCGGGCGACGCGCCGCAGCTGGCGACCAGCCAGGACCTGATGGCCGCCAACCCGCCGCTGACCGGCCGCACGCGCATCAAGCGCCGGTCGGCGAGCACGCGGAACAACGGCGGCACGATCAACCTGCGCAGCGTCGCGGAGGCCTGCATCGAGGCCGGCCTCGACCCTGCGCAGGCGATCGCCCAGGCCCTGGTCTCCCAGGTGCCCGCCCGGGATCGCCTGGGCAACGCCGTGCTCGACGACGACGGCAACCCCGTCCTGGTCGACGCGGTCGACCCCGACACCCGGCTGCGCGTCCTGTCTTCGCTGCTGGAGTACACGCAGCCGAAGCTCAAGGCGGTCGAGGTCAAGATGTCCGGCACCCTGGACCTGACCGGCGAACAGCTGGACCAGCGGCTGGCCGCGCTGCTCGCGAAGGCGCAGGGCGGGCGGTGAGCCTGGACCGGGCGATCGCCTCCGGCGCCGAGCACCGGCGCAGCTACCGCGAACGGGGCAAGCCTGGCACCAACGACCGTACCTGCCGCCCGCACGGCGGCGGCACGGCGATTCCGTGTCCGTACTGCGAGCGCGATCGCCTGGTGCACGCCCGGCGCGAGGCCGCCGCGCTCCGGGCCGCGCTGCGCGAGATGGAGGAGGCATGAGCCTGGACAAGGTCGACCTGACCGCGCTCAGCGACGACGAGAAGCGCGAGCTCTACGAGCTGCTGCGCCTGCGCGACGTCCGCGCCAGGCGCAACCGCCTGGCCGCCTACAAGCCCTACACCAGGCAGCGGGACTTCCACGAGGCTGGCGCCGAGTACCGTGAACGCCTGTTCATGGCCGGCAACCAGTTGGGCAAGACGGTCGCGGGCGCGAACGAGATGGCCATGCACCTGACCGGCCGCTACCCGGACTGGTGGAAGGGCCGACGGTTCCCCTACGCCGTCCGGGCGATGGTCGGATCCGAGTCCGCGGAGCTCACGCGCAAGGGCATCCAGCGGCTGCTGATCGGCCCCCCGGAGCTGCGGGAGGAGTGGGGCACTGGCACCATCCCGCACGACGCGCTGCGCGACACGTCGATGAAGCAGGGCGTGCCCGACGCGATCAGCTCCGCCGTCGTGCGCCACGTCAGCGGCGAGGACTCCGTCGTGCAGTTCCTGTCCTACGACCAGGGGCGCACGAAGTGGCAGGCCGACACCGTGGACCTGGTCTGGTTCGACGAGGAGCCTCCGCTGCCGATCTACTCCGAGGGCCTGACCCGGACCAACGCCACGGGCGGCAGCGTCTTCGTGACGTTCACCCCGCTGCTCGGCATGTCCGAGGTGGTCAAGCGGTTCCTGCTGGACAAGCCCGCCGGCTCCCACGTCACGAACATGACGATCGAGGACGCCGAGCACTACACGCCCGAGCAGCGGGCCGCGATCATCGCCTCGTACCCGGAGCACGAGCGCGAGGCCAGGGCGAAGGGGATCCCGATCCTGGGCTCGGGACGCGTGTTCCCGATCGTCGAGGAGGCGATCAAGGTGCCCGCCTTCCCGGTGCCCGGACACTGGCCACGGATCGTGGGCCTCGACTTCGGCATCGACCACCCGACGGCGGCCGTCTGGCTGGCATGGGACCGTGACACCGACACCGTCTACGTGACCGACGCGTACCGGGTGAAGGACGCCTCGATCGCGATCCACGCCGCGGCGATCCGCGCCAGAGGCGACTGGATCCCGGTCTCCTGGCCGCACGACGGGCTTCAGCGCGACAAGGGATCCGGCGACCAGCTGGCGGAGCAGTACCGGCGGCAGGGCCTGGCCATGCTGCGCAACCGGGCGACGTTCGACGACGGCAGCTCCGGCGTCGAGGCGGGCATCGCCGAGATGCTCACCCGGTTCCAGACGATGCGTCTGCGGGTGTTCTCCCACCTGGCGGACTGGTTCGAGGAGTTCCGGCTCTACCACCGCAAGGACGGAATGATCGTCAAGCAGGGCGATGACCTGATGAGTGCCACGCGCTACGCGCTGATGATGCGCCGCTACGCCAAGACGCACGAGGAGGCCGAGGCCCGCGTGCGACCGAACCGCGCGCTGCCGACCGTGTCGTTCGGCGTGTTCGACCACGAGATGGGGTACTGAGATGGACTTTCCTGACCGCAGCCGGGCAGAAGGCCTGGAGACCGACGAGGACGACGCGCGCAAGCGGATGGAGGAGAAGCTCCAGTCCTTCGGCCACGGGCTGGCCAAGCAGCGCGACGAGTGGATCCGCGATCGCTACAGCTACGGCGTGGACAAGCGATGGGTCGAGGACGAGGACCAGTACAACTCCAAGGACAACGTCAATCGGGCGGCCAGCCAGATGATGACGTCGGTGGAGCAGGGCTACCCCGTCACTACCCAGCACGCGAAACCGCACCGCTCCACCGTCTTCATCGGGCTCACGCGGCAGAAGACCAACGCCGCGGAGGCCCGGATCGCGGACATCCTGCTGCCGACCGACGACCGCAACTGGGGCATCCAGCCGACGCCGGACCCCGTCCTGGGCCAGATGGCGCAGGAGGACGCGCCCGCCGTCGACCCGTCGACCGGCGGACCCCTGGTCGACCCGGCCAGCGGTCAGCCGGTGCGCAAGAAGGACGTCGCCCGCGCGGTCATGGCCGCGGCTCGCCGCAAGGCCGAGGCGATGCAGACCGAGATCGACGACCAGCTGGTCGAGTGCGACTACAACGGCGAGCTGCGCAAGGTGATCCACAACGCGGCCAAGCTGGGCACCGGCGTGCTCAAGGGTCCGGTGGTCACCAACCGCGTGCGCAAGGCTTGGAGCCAGCGGGTCGACGCCTACGGCGAGATGATCCACGAGGTGCAGTTCATCGAGGAGACGAGCCCGGCCTCGTTCGCCGTGGACCCGCGCAACTGCTTCCCCGACCCGTCGTGCGGGGAGGACATCCACGACGGCAAGGGCCACTACGAGAGGCGCAAGCTCACCGCCAAGCAGGTGCGGGAGCTGGCCAAGCAGCCCGGGTACATGAAGGAGCAGCTGCGCAAGGTGCTCGAAGAGGGGCCGAAGCGGTCGGCCACGTTCCAGGAGCTCGAAGACGAGGAGCGCCGCGACATCGCGCGCGACACCTACGAGATGTGGGAGTACTGGGGCGAGGTCGAGCACGAGGACCTGGAGTCCTGCGGGGTCAAGGTCGGAGAGAAGGACCCGCTGCGCTCGATCAGCGCGTGCGTCGTGCTGATCAACAACACGGTCGTCAAGGCGTTCCTGAACCCCCTCGAAGGTGGGGAAATCCCCTACGACTATTACATCTGGGAGAAATGCGCGGGCTCGTGCTGGGGGTACGGCGTGCCGTACCTGATGCGCGCCCAGCAGCGGGTCCTCAACGCCGCCTGGCGCCAGATGATGGACAACTCGGGCGTCTCCAGCGGCCCGCAGATCGTGCTGAACCCGAACATCATCCAGCCGGCCGACAAGCAGTGGCAGCTCACGAGCCGGAAAATCTGGTGGGCCACCGACGAGATCGATGACGTGCGCAAGGCTTTCGCCACGTTCGAGTTCGATTCGCACCAGAAGGAGCTGGCCGCGATCATCCAGATGGCCACCGAGCTGGCCGATCAGGAGACCGGCGTGCCGATGCTGCTCCAGGGCGAGAACGGCTCCGCCCCGGACACGGTCGGCGGGATGCAGATGCTGATGAACAGCGCCAACGTGGTGCTTCGCCGCCTGGTCAAGCAGTTCGACGACCAGATCACGCGACCGCACATCCGCCGCTACTACGACTTCAACATGCTCTACAACGAGGACGAGGCGGTCAAAGGCGACTTCTCGATCGACGCGCGCGGCAGCTCCGCGCTGCTGATCCGCGACATCCAGAACCAGGCCTTCCTGAACCTGCTGGCCGCGGCGACGAACCCCGTCTTCGGCATGTACATCGATCCGCAGAAGCTCTTCGAGAAGGCGCTGCAGGCGCAGCACGTCGACCCGGCGGAAATCTTCAAGAGCGAGGAGGAGATCGAGCAGATCAAGGAGGCTCAGAAGCAGGCCGCCGGGCAGCAGGCGCCGGATCCGCGCATCGAGGCCGCCAAGATCCGGGCGCAGACCGACATGCAGCGCGTTCAGGCGCAGAACGAGGGCGACCTGGCCGAACTCCAGACCCGACTGGAGATCAAGCGGGCTGACATCGCCGCGCGGCGCGAGGAGATCCAGATGCAGCGCGAGATCGAGATGCTGAAGATGGCCAACGCGCAGAACATCTCCCTGGAGGTGATCAAAGCGAAGCTGGCCGACACCGCGATCCGCGAGCGCGGTCGCAAGGAACTCTTCGCCGCCGAACAGCGGCTGAAACTCGTCGCCGGTTCCGGCATCTGATCGGGGGACAACCATGAGCGTGGCAGCCCAATTCGTCGCCCTGACCTTTCTGGCGCGCGACCTCGCGCACCGCGAGCACCTGCGTACCAGCAACTACGCCGCGCACGTCGCGCTGGGAGCCTTCTACGAGGACCTGATCCCGAAGGTCGACGCTTTCGCGGAGACCTACATGGGCCGGTTCGGCGAGATTCTCGACGTTCCGCTGATGGACAACGACTTCGAGGGCGACATCGCGGACGTGCTGGAGCAGCAGGCCGCCTGGATCGAGGACAACCGGGAGGCGGTCTGCCCGCGCGACGAGACGGCGCTGCACAACGCGATCGACGAGATCGTGGCGCTCTACTACAAGACCGTGTTCTTGCTGCGCAGATACCAGGATTGACCGCGCGGCAACGCCCCTCGTAAAATCGTCCGCACGGACTATTGCGTCCACTTCAAGCCGCCCATGAGGCGGCTTTTTCATTCCATGATCGACTTCAATTCCGCCACCTGGCACCAGATGCGCAGGTGGGCCGAAGACCAGCTGAAGCGCGCACGCGAGAAGAATGACGCTCATCTGGCGCCCGAAGACACCGCTGCTCTGCGTGGCGAGATCCGGGTCTTGAAAAGAATCATCGACCTGCCCAACGCGGCAGCTCGTGACAAAGCGGTCGTCCCGGATCAGGACTGATCCCGGCCGACCTTGGCAGAAGAGCCGCCCATCGGGCGGCTTTTGTTTTTGGAGGGCAGGAAATGGATGAGAACGATCTGACCACGGAGCAGATGCAGGATCTCTGGAACGAAGAGGCCGCCAAGCTCGACGCCGATGAGACGTCCGCGTCCGAGCCGACCGAGGCCGCTGCGCCGCAGGACGAAGGGTCCGCGCCGCAGGAAGAAATCCAGGAGACGCCGGCCGCGCCGGAGCCGCAGGACCCCTACGCGGGACTGCCCGACGCAGCAAGGCAGAAGCTCGCGCAGGTCGACGAACTCATTCAGGCCAATGCCCAGCTGTTGCAGCACGTTCGCTCCGCCGAAGGGCGCGTGGCGGCGATGCAGCGAGAGTTCCAGCAAGCCCGTCAGGCGGCGACGCAAGTCTCAGCCCAGGACGCGCCGTCGCAGGGACAGATGGCTGCCGCAGCCAAGAACCCGGAGAAATGGGAGCAGCTCAAGGAGGACTTCCCCGAGTGGGCCTCCGCGATGGAGGAGTACGTCGCCGCCAAGATCGGCGCGGTCCAGCAGCGAGGCGGTCTGACACCCGAGGTGGTGGAGGGCTATGTCCAGCAGCAGGTCGCCCAGACCCGGGAGGAGATGACTCGTCTCGTCGAGGAAGCACGCCTCGAAGGCAAGTACGAGAACTGGCGGGACACGGTCAAGACGCCGGAGTTCGCCGCCTGGTACTCGGTCCAGTCCCCTGAGACGAAAGCTCTCGCGGGTAGCCCGCGGGCCAGGGACGCGATCGCGATGCTCGATCTGTACGAGAAGGCCCGGGTGCGCCCGGCGTCCGAGGTCAGGCAGGAACGCAATCAGCGCCTCGCAGCAGCAGCCACGACACGCCCCGGTCAGACACCGCCGCCCAAGACCCTGGACGACATGTCGGCCGAAGAACTCTGGAACTACGAGGCCCGCAAGCGTGACAAGGAACGCGCCGAGCGGGGCTACTGACCCAATCTGAAAGGATCACCAAATGCAGAATTACGGCACCGTTGCCTCGCGGAATCTGATCCGCGCGGCCCAGGGGATGCTCGAACACGCGCAGCCGATCACCGTCCTCGGTGACTTCGGCACCCAGCGCGAGATGCCGCAGAACTCGACGGACACCCTGGTGTTCCGCCGCACGCTGCCGTTCGGCGCGTCGACTGTCGGCACCACGATCGAGGGTTCGAGCCGCTACGTCGGCACGCCCGACATCACCGCGTCGAACTTCGTGCTGGCCGAGGGCGTGACCCCGAACGCCAACACGATCTCGTTCCAGGACGTCACCGTCACGCTCCAGCAGTACGGCATCCTGTTCAAGTACAGCTCGAAGGTCGAGCAGCTGTACGAGGACGACATCCCGGGCGAGATGGTCAAGTTGACCGGCGAGACCCTGGCCGAGGTCATGGAGATGGTGCGCTACGGCGTGCTGAAGGCCGGCTCGACCGTGATCTACACCAACGGCTCGTCCCGTTCGGCGGTGAACACGGCGATCAGCCTGAACTCGCTGCGCAAGGCCGCGCGCACCCTGGAGTCCAACCGTGCCCGCCGAGTGACGTCGCGCCTGGCCCCGGGCGTGAACTTCGGCACCCGCGCCGTCCAGCCGTCCTACATCGTGTTCGTCCACACCGACGCGGTCAGCGACATCCGCAACCTGCCGGGCTTCACGCGCGTCGAGGAGTACGGCTCGTTCAAGCCGATCCACGACCGCGAGATCGGCGCGTGCGAGGACTTCCGCTTCATCTCCTCGCCGCTGCTCAAGCCGTTCCTCGCTGCTGGTGCGGCGGTCGGCGCGAGCGGGATGCTGAGCGTGGGCGCGGCGAACGTCGACGTCTACCCGTTCATCATCATCGGTGAGGACTGCTGGGGCCAGGTGGCGCTGAAAGGCATGTCGGCGATCAAGCCGGTGGTGCTCAAGGCGTCGCAGACCAACCACGCGAACCCGCTCGGCCAGTTCGGCTACGTGGGCGCGTCGACCTGGTTTGCGACCGTTCGCCTGAACGACGCCTTCATGGCGCGCATCGAGGCCGGCGTGACCGCCCTGTGATGACCAGGGGGCTGGAGTGATCCGGCCCCCGTCACCTGAAAGGAATTCACATGGCTGAGAGCATCAACGCCCGCATCAACCGCCTCGCGGACGGCATCGACCGGAAGGAGCTGCAACCCCTGCTCGCGTCGATCCTGACCGATCTGACGGCTCTGGCGACGCAGTTCAACCAGCTGCGCACCGACTACAACGCCAACGCCAACATCGGGGCGGACACGACCGCGACGGCGGTCACCCTGAACACCCAGCAGTAAAGGACAACGACCATGTCGCTCAACATCTCGGGCATCAACGCGGGCAACGTCTCGCTCACCGCCGCCGGCCTGGCCGAGGGCACCAACGCGAACACCTTCAAGACGGTGAACACCCTGACCTACACGGTCAATGGCGTGTTCAAGTCGAAGGGCGCGACCGACAACCTCGCGTTCAGTTCGGGTCACACCGCGCTGGGTCAGAACCAGGCGTGCCTCTTCGGCGTCTGGATCGACGCGGGCGGCAACGTCTCGACCTCCCAGGGCCCGATCGTCGCCGCCGGCGATCCGTGCCCGGTGCCGGGCGTTCCGGCCGGTTCGGTCGAGAGCGATCCCGTTGCCCTGGTCGGTCTGATCAAGGTCACCACCGCGGCGACGACCTTCACGCCGGGCTCGACCGACCTCGGCGCGGCCAACGTCACCGACGTCTACTACGACTGCATGGTGATGCCGGGCTCGGCTCAGTAACGACTGCCATCTCCTGTCCTCCAACAGGAGTTAGAGGGGCGCCCACAAGGCGCCCCTCTTTTTTGGCGGCGACCCACCCCACCGGAGTAAGAGATGGCAGCGAACAAGCCCGCGCAGGGCATCGAGATCACCGACGACCAGCCCGTGGTCGAGACCGTTGCGGAGTCCCGGGACTTCCGGCAGCTGGCCGCGGACGAGGCGTTTATGAACGAGCTGGTGACCGTGCTCGTGCATTCGACCACCGACGAGAACCAGGCGCCCCACGTCATCGTCAACTGCAACGGCATGAACCAGCCGATCATCCGCGGCGTGCCGACGAAGGTCCGCCGGAAATACGTCGAGATCCTGGCGCGCATGAAAGAAACCCGGTACACCCAGGTCACTCCGAATCCGGCCGCGCCGGACGTCTCGGAGCTGCGCCCGCGTTCCGGCCTGGCGTATCCGTTCGACATCCAGGACGACCCGAACCCGCGTGGCCGGGCGTGGTTGGCCAACGTGCTCGCCGAGCCGGCCTGACGGGAGCGATCGGGTGAACTTCCTGCAGCTCACGAATCGCACGCGCGTGGAGTGCGGGGTCTCCGGCCCCACGCTAACCACGGTGCAGAACCTGTCCGGCGAGGCCGCGCGCATCGCCGCGTGGGTCGACGCCGCGTGGCTGGACATCCAGACATCGAAGGACGACTGGCAGTGGATGCGTGAGCCCTTCGAGTTCAACACGATCTCGCAGCAGCAGGAGTACACCCCGACCGAGGCGGGCGTCGGTTCGACGTTCGCCAACTGGAAGCGCGACAGCTTCAGGTGCTCCTCGGTTGGGCAGAGCTACGCCGATGAGCAGCTGTTGAACTTCATGGAGTGGAGCACGTTCCGCAACCTGTACCAGTACGGGTCCATGCGGACGACCTACGCGCGCCCTGTGGTCGTCGCGATCACGCCGGGCGCGACGAAGAAGCTGGCTTTCGGGTCGATCCCGGACCAGCCCTACGTCATCACCGGCGAGTACTACCGCAAGCCGGTCGGCCTGTCCGCGGACGCCGATGAGCCGTCGTTCCCGGAGCAGTTTCACATGGCAGTGGTCTACCGGGCGATGATGTTCTACGCCGGGTACGAGTCTGCGGCCGAGGTCTACCAACGCGGCGAGCTGGAGTTCAAGCGGCTGATGAACCGGCTCAACGTCGACCAGCTGCCCAACGTCGTCAGCGGTCCGCCGCTGGCGTAAGGGGTCGACATGCCGCTGCAGGTTCAGCCGGTCAAGTACGACCTGATTCAGCTCGCCGGAGGCCTGGACCAGGTCACTCCGACGCTGTCGCTGCCGCCTGGCTACGCGCGCCGCGCCGCCAACTTCGAGTGCTCGATCACCGGCGGCTACACGCGCATCGCGGGCTACGAGCGGTTCGATGGGCAGCCGAATCCGTCGGATGCGAAGTACACCCTCCTGGTCTGTACGCTGTCCACGTCACCCGCCGTCGGCGACACCGTCAACGGGGCAACGAGCGCGGCGACGGGCAAGGTCATCGCCGTCGACGGGTCCAGTGTCGCGATCACGCGGGAGACCGGCACCTTCTCGGCGGGCGAGGACCTGCGGATCGGAGTCACGGTCATCGGCACGATCACCTCTCCGGGGGGCCTGGCGCAAGACGCTCAGCAGGACGCCTCCTATCGACTCCTGGCGGCGAACGATTACCGTGCGGACATCGCCGCCGTTCCCGGCTCCGGGCCGATCCGGGGGGTCACCTACTACAAGGGGGTCGTCTACGCCTGGCGCGACACCGCTGCTGGTACCGCGATGGCGATCTACAAATCGACCGGATCGGGCTGGAGCGCGGTGACGCTGGGCAAGCAACTGCGGTTCTCGCTGGGCACGTCTCAGATCAACGACGGCGACACGGTCACCGGGGCGACGTCCGGGGCCACCGGTGTCGTCGCGCGCGTGGCGGTGCAGAGCGGCACCTGGGGCGCAGGCGATGCTGCAGGGCTGCTGATTCTCTCATCCACCACGGGCACTTTCAGCGCCGCCGAGAACCTCACCGTCAGCGCCGTCGCGCGGGCCAAGGCCGGCGGCGCCGCCACTCAGATCACGCTGTCCCCGGGCGGTCGGGTGGAGACGGCGATCGCCAACTTCGGCGGCGGCTCGCCCAACCAGCGGATCTACGGTTGCGACGGAGTCAACCGGGCCTTCGAGTTCGACGGCACGACCTACGTGCCGATCGAAACCGGCATGACGACCGACACGCCGAACCACGTCTGCGTGCACAAGCAGAGCCTGTTTCTGTCGTTCGGATCCTCTCTGCAGTTTTCGGCCATCGGCGACCCGTACCAGTGGGCGCCGCTGTTGGGGGCCGGCGAGCTCGCGATGAACGACGCGATCACCAACCTGATCGCGCTGCCGGGCGATCAGTCCAGCGGCGCGCTTGGGGTCTACACCCGTTCGGACACTTCCGTCCTGTACGGCAGCAGCGCCGCCAACTTCGCGCTGGCCGCGTTCAACACCGGGACCGGGGCGATCGCCTACACCGCGCAGAACCTGGACCAGGCCTACGTCCTGGACGACCGCGGGGTGATCACCCTGGGCACCTCGCTGAACTTCGGCAACTTCACGCCCGCGGCTCTGACCATGAACATCCGCCCGTTCATCCAGGTCCGTCGCAACCTTGCGACGGCGAGCATGGTCAATCGGGAGAAGGGGCAGTACCGGGTGTTCTTCTCGGACGGCAACGCGCTCTACATGACGCTGCGCAACGGCAAGCTCATGGGATCGATGCCCGTCCAGTTCGCGCACCCCGTGACGTGCTGCGTCGAGGGCGAGACGCCGGACGGGACCGCGACTGCGTTCTTCGGATCGACGGACGGTTTCATCTACCGCCTCGACGCCGGCACCAGCTTTGACGGGGATCCCATCCCCGCGAACATCAGCCTGGTGTTCAACAGCACCAAGTCACCTCGTCTTCTGAAACGCTACCGCAAGGCCTCCCTCGAAATGACCGGGGACTCCTACGCGGAAATCTCGGTCGGTTACGACCTTGGGTACAGAACCACCGAGATCGACCAGCCCCTGGACGCCGACTACGAGAACGATCTGCGATCGAGCTTCTGGGACGGCTTCACCTGGGACAACTTCGTCTGGGACGGGGCTGAGCTCTCTCCGACAGAACTCGAACTGAACGGCACGGCGGAGAACCTGTCGCTCCGGATTTCGTGCGTGTCGGCCCTGCTGGCGCCGTTCACCGTCAACAGCGTGGTCGTGCACTACACGCCGCGCCGAGGAATTCGCTGATGTCGAACGACTACTACACCCACGGGACCTTCCCGACGCCGAATGCACCTGGCTCGTCGGCCCTGCTGAGAGCGGAACTGGATCTGATCGAGGCCGGGTTCAGCAAGCTGCCCGACCTGACTGGGAACGCTGGCAAGGTCGTCGTCGTCAACGCCGGTGCCACCGGACTCGAAACCAACCCGACTACGGCTACCTCGCTCGCGTTCGTAGCCAACGTGACGAGCGACATCCAGGCGCAGCTCAACGCCAAGGCGCCTCTTGCGTCGCCGGCGCTGACCGGTACGCCGACGGCGCCCACTGCGGGCGCCGGCACGAACACGACCCAGCTCGCCACAACCGCGTTCGTGATCGCCGAGCGCAGCAACGCCGCGACGCTGACCAACAAGACGCTGAGCAGTCCGATCATCAGCAACCCGAGCGGTTTGGTGAAGGGCGACGTCGGCCTGGGCAATGTCGACAACACCAGCGACGCGAGCAAGCCGATCAGCTCGGCCACGCAGGCGGCCCTGGACCTCAAAGCCCCGCTCGCCTCCCCGGCGCTGACCGGCACGCCCACGGCACCGACGGCGTCGCCCGGCACCAACAACACGCAGGTCGCCACGACGGCGTTCGTTCAGCAGACGGCGTTCGCGTCGACGCTGCCGGACCAGACCGGGAACTCCGGCAAGTACCTGACCACCGACGGCGCCAACGCCTCCTGGAGTTCGGTCGGCGGCGGTACGGTGACCAGTGTCGCTCTCTCGGCGCCTTCGTTTCTATCCGTCGGCGGATCGCCGGTCACGTCAACCGGGACGCTGACGCTCACCTATTCGGGCACCGCGCTGCCGGAGGCGAACGGCGGCACGGGGCAGACCAGCTACACGACCGGCGACCTGCTGTTCGCCAGCGGCGCGGCGACCCTGTCGAAACTCGCTGACGTCGCGACGGGCAATGCGCTGATCTCCGGCGGCGTCGGCGTGGCGCCCAGCTGGGGCAAGGTCGGACTGACGACCCACGTCACCGGGACTCTCGACGTCGGCAACGGGGGCACTGGCATCACGTCCTACGCGGTCGGAGACATCGTCTACGCCAGCGGGTCCGCGGTACTGTCGAAGCTGGCCGGCGTGGCCGCCGGCAACGTGCTGCTGTCAGGCGGCGTGAACACCGCGCCGAGCTGGGGAAAGGTGACGCTCAGCGGTGGATCCGCGCACGTCAGCGGCACGCTGCCGGTGGGCAACGGCGGGACCGGGGCAATCACGCTCACGGGTCTGGTCAAAGGCAACGGCACGAGCGCGTTCACGGCCGCCGTCGCAGGCACGTATTTCCTGGCTCCGGCCGCCGTCGGCTCGACGGTGCAGGCATGGGACGCGGATCTGGACGCGATCGCGGCCCTGGCGGGCACCAGCGGTCTTCTGCGCAAGACGGCGGCGAACACGTGGTCGCTGGACACTGCGAGCTACTTGACCGGCAACCAGACCGTCACTCTTTCCGGCGACGTTTCCGGTTCCGGCACGACGTCGATCTCGGTCACGTTGGCGACTGTGCCTGTAGCGAAGGGCGGGACCGGGGCCACGTCCGCGAGCGCGGCGCGAACTAACCTCGGCCTGGGATCCGCGGCCACGATGACCGGCCCGACGGGCACGATCGTCGGCACCACTGACACGCAGACACTGACGAACAAGACCGTCACAGGGTTGGCTGAAACCCGCGTCGCTATGGGCGCGAACAATGTCGACCTGTCGGCGGGCAACTACTTCACGAAGACGCTCTCGGCCGGATCTGTCTCGCTCACCGTCAGCAACACTCCGGCCAGCGGGACGGCGGCGAGCTTCATCCTCGATCTGACCAACGGCGGCACGGCCACCATCACTTGGTGGAGCGGCATGAAGTGGGCCGGCGGCGCGGCGCCAACGCTGACTTCGAGCGGGCGCGACGTGCTCGGGTTCTTCACCCATGACGGTGGCACGACCTGGAGCGGCCTGCTGCTCGGGAAGGACGTGAAGTAATGGCCATTCACGGCATCCTGATGGCCGCGGCTGGTGGGGGCCGACGGACTCGCATTGCCGTCTCTCACTACACCTCTCCGTACATCTCCGTTTATCCGTGGGAAAACGGATTCGGAACCAAGTACGCAAGCCCGGCGAGCCCTCCGGCGGGACAAGGCAACTCTGTCGCGGCCTCGTCGGTGGCGAAGGCTATCGCGGTCGCGCACAACGGCACCCCGTACATAACCGCTTACCCCTGGAGCAATGGGTTCGGGACCAAGTACTCGAATCCGGCTACGCTCCCGACCGGCAACGGGACGTGGGCTGCCTTCTCTCCGGCTGGAACTGAGCTGGCCGTAACCCACTTCACTTCTCCCTTCGTCTCCGTTTACCCGTGGAGCGGAGGTTTCGGAACTAAATACGCCAACCCGGCCTCCGCCCTTCCCAGCACCTGCTGGGGCGTCGCCTTCTCGCCATCTGGAAACGAGATCGTGCTCGCCCATAGCTCCAGCCCGTACGTTTCGGCGTATCCGTGGAGCGCCGGTTTCGGGACGAAGCGGGCGAACCCGGCGACGCTCCCGCCGAACGAATGTTACGGAGTCGCGTTCTCCCCGAACGGGGACGCGGTCGCCGTTTCGCACCAGACCTCGCCGTGGGTCTCCGTCTACCCGTGGAGCAGTGGGTTCGGGACGAAATACGCAGACCCGTCGACCCTTCCGGCTGGGGCCGGTAACGGCGTCGCGTTCTCCCCCTCGGCCAACGCGATTGCCGTCGCGCACGCCGGATCTCCTTACGTCTCGGCGTATCCGTGGAGCGTCGGTTTCGGGACCAAGTACTCGAACCCGGCGACGCTACCGGCCGGAGACGGATACGGCGTGGCTTTCTCGCCGACGGGAGATGCCATCGCAGTCGCCCACCCGACCAGCCCTTA